CAAAATCCGTTTCGTCTGTGTGGTAAAACTCATCTGTGCTACCAACAGAATCATAAAACAATACACTTTTTAGAACATCACCAATAGGCACAAACTTAACTGTATGCGAGTACATTTGTGATGTATTTTTCTTTTCAGAGGATGGTGTATCGGCCATATAAAATTGTTCATTCCTAAATGTAACGTATGGTGTTCCTTGAGCAAACCACACATCATCTAGATTGTCGAAATTATCAATCTTACCACTAATAAAACGGTCACCCATTCTATTAGCAGTGTATGTAAATTCTCTTATTTCTATATCTTGAGTATCAATCAATGGCTTTTCTATACCATTGACTAATACTTTTATTTTTAATGAACTATTCATTTGTTGCTGTATTTGTTATTACTGCGTTTTCTTTTACTATTTTAGCACTAGCCTCTTCTTTTGATAACACAGCCTGTACTTCTTCTTCTATTTGTTTTGTTAATCTGTAGTGCTCATCTGGATTACTTATAGTGCATCGTTCTGTTGCTGTTGAAGAAGAAATAACTCCACTCTGTTTTAATGCTGTTAACATTGAATTAAATTCGTAATCACTTCTTGGCATCCATACTTTAAAAAACCCTCTAACCTTAGTAGAATCTTCTTTTGTTAAAGCAATTTTGTCTGCTCCCGTCTCAACAAGTTCACGTTTTACACCATAATTAAATAAACGAACCATTTTATTTAAAACATTGGTCCATTCAATAGCATTTTCATTTGCACTTTCTATGTCCATAGCTTGTGTTAACTGTACGGCAACACCCGATATATCTCCAGACATACTAATATCCTTTGGCAGAATAAACGTTGTTTTAGAACTAATTTGTATTTGTTCAAATAAACTATTTAAACAAGCAACAAAACCTTCTCCCGTAGGGGGTGTTAAGTATTTAGCATCTGAATCACCTCCCTCTAAGCTTGATGATTGTTTCGCTTGCAATACTATATTCCCCGCTATCTTTTTCTTTGAATTGTCATATTGTCCTTTTATATAAAGGATACCCCATCCATGACGCCTTTCTATAACAACGTATATATTGTACAGATTTTCATAAGTATCAATAAGCGGTTGAGCGTTATCCCAAGCCACTTTTCCACGTTTTGTAACTAAAGGAATCTCCGTAAAACCGTGAGCTTCTTGAGATTCTAGTGTCCAACCATCTATTTTTTTATCTTTAGTTATTTTTTTAACGTGTTTATAATGAGTTGTGTCATCGTATGAATCAATAACTTGTTCTCCTTTATCATTGACATAAGTTACAGACTCAATCAATCTATCACCGTTTGAATCATTGTGAGAGATTAATGTATAACCGTCTTCAAAAGAAAGCACCCTACCTTTTATTGCATCATTTCTATCCATATAAAATAAGACACCTGCGTCTCCATAAGACATTTGTCTTGCAACCATCTTACTTCGTAGTCCATCTATATTTCTGTCTATCCATAGTTGTTTGATTGATTCAAATCTCTCATAATCCAAATCCGTAGGTTTTTCATTCAAAAGCATAAATTCAGTAGGATTCCCACAAAGATGCAATACTTTTTTATCTCTAATATTTTGTTGAAACGCAACTGATAACTTTTTAAACTGAATTTCAGAATACCCACCATTTGATAACTTAACGACAATTGATGGCACGTTGTCATCAAATAGCACGTCGTGACTATATGGGTCTAACTCCTTTACAAGAGTCTCAATATCAACAACTTTAAATTTTACTTTATTTGGTGTTACTTTTACTTTTTCTGTAATCTCTAATTCTTTAATAGCATTAAATCTTGATTTGCTACTAACACCTCTTATATACGGTTTCTTTTCTAATAGTTTTTCTGGGTCTTCTATTAATGCGTTAACCTGTTCTTGAAACTTTTTTTTCATTTGTTTGTTTTTAAATTTCGTGTCCACAATATGGGCACACTCCTGTGAATTTTTGTTTTACTACTATAATATTACTATCGTCATTATCAGTTGCACCAAATTTATCATTTAATTTAATACGCACATCTGCCTCTATTTTTAGAGCGTCCTTAATATCCATTTTTTTCTCTGATACGGCTTTTTTAATAGATTTAAGTAGTTGTATCATACCTTTTTTATTCTTGTCGAAAGAAATGTCATCTTCTTCGTCTATCTTGCTTTTTTTAATAAGAGTATCTTCTAAATTAGACACATTTAAAGCCTCCGCTTTACGTTCTATTTCTTTTTGGATATATCTCTCATTGATGATGTTATTCAATGTCTTAATGGCATCCGAGTTTTTATACTCTTCCGCTGTGTCTCTGTCTGTGCGTCCAAAAATTACTGAATAAGTAAGTTCGCTATTTTGATAGTGATTGTTAAGAAAACAGAATGATATGTCTTTTTCATCAATCTGTATCCCCAAGTTTTTACAATCATCTATTATTTCTTCTAAATTTCTATATTCCATATTTGTATTTTAAGTTGTTCCAAATGCATAATCATCATCACTATAATATTCCTCGAACATTTCTGCTTCTGTTTGTATCCCCGCTCTTAACTCGTCATAGTGCTCACACCCAACAATAGGTTTCATCCTTAATGATAGAGTATCCATAATATCCATAGAACGTTTATCTCCTAATCGAGCATTCATTTCCTTCTTGGTCATTAATCTTACTTTACCATTATTCCCTTCTACAAACTCAATAACACCGCCTTCATCATAGATTTCTATTTCAACAGTTTTCTTGAATTTTGCAGTTGAGTGAGTGTACAACATATTTTTCACTTCTGGAGCAACAGTAAGCAATCCTTGTTTAATCATAAAGACTAAACGTTTATATAATTCCGTTTTAGCATCCATATATTGTCTTGCATACAGACCCGTAGGACGACTTAATGAGTTATTGGGTATAGCATTTGGGATATAGTCCAACATATAGGCTGCTTTGATGGCATCATATATAATGTGTGTGTCGGCGATGTCTTCCTCTATAGCAATGCTTTTAATTAGAGATGCATTCTCTGATGGAGTTGATTTTCCTTTGAGTACAAGTCTAGTAAGATGGAAGCCATTCCATACTGCCACAACGGTATTATCCTTCCCTACGTCCGCTAAATCGCACGTTATCCACTTGTCATTATTTATTGCAGGGGGATTACTAAACATATTACGCATATCCTCTACGGTTACTGCTGTATTCTCATTTAAAGATGAAATATTCCAATTACCTTCTTGTAATTTAGAAGATTCTCTTTCACCCGAAAAAGCGACACTACCCGCATAATCCTTATTACCACTAATAGACGTAGTATTTCCCGCCATAGAACCTAGATAGAAAGTAAAGCTTTTAATCAAGTTCTCATACGTAAATCTACTTTCCTCGTTTTTGGCTGTTTTGTTTAGTGCTATTAGTTTTTTATCTATAGCAACTCTACATATATCATAAACTTCTTTTTTAGAACCACACATAACAATATCGCTAGGGCTATCACCATTAAGATACATGTAACGTACGACGCCAGACCTTTCGGGTATTATAAGACCATCTGGGCCTACATACCAATCTATCAAAATCCTTAACCAGTGATTCTTTTCTGGGTTTGTTGTGATTCTAATTTTAGAACCAATACCCGCCTTGCCACGATTACGTGTAAATAAGTATGTAAATGTACTCCATTGATATGAAGTGCCCTCATCCATATAAATCATATCATACTGACGTCCTTTCCAACTATCTTCTAGTTTCTTTGGATTCTCATTTGCAACGTGCATAAATTCAACTTCTGCACCGCTAGGGAATACCGCCTTTGGTATTTTAGATGTTGTCAAATGGATTCCTCGTCCATATATAGATTTAAACTCATCTATCATACCACCACCCGCAGATATATCGCCTAAGTTACGTCTTAAGAATACTGCTCTAAATTCGGGGATACTAGACCATTCTGCAACAGATAGACAAGCTCCAACGGTATTATGAGTTACGACAAAATCATTCGTAATATATAGAGAATCTGGGTTTGAGACTGTAATACACCGCATCTTTTTTTTAGCTTTTAGTTTTTTAACGCTAACTATTTTCGACTCAAGTTCTCCCTCTGGATTGCCTATTTTTCGGTCAACTCCACCACGTTCTTTTTTACGTGGTAAATAGAAGTATTTCCCCGAGTCTTTTATCATTATATATATACGGTAAGCCTTCTTACACATTATACGCACACCATTCTTATCCTTATAAGAACCTATTTTGGTTGTAACTGTTGCATTTCCACCCATAGAACGAACCAAAAAACAAACATCTTTACAAAGTTGTTTACTGACCGTTACGTACTCTATTCTTCCGTATTGGTCTATGTATCCATCTGTATCAAACAAACCCTGCATAAGCTCTACACGAGCCTCTATTGGTGAGAATTTATATACTTCGGGAATAAATTTTGTATCCGACAATTTCCCTAATAGTCTTTTTTGCTGTATCCTTTTGCGTATATCGTTACCTTTCACTATATAATCATAAGGATTTGTTTTACTGTTGACTTTTTGTATTATGTATCCGTAAGACTCAAGTTTTTCAAGAATCTCTTTGTCTGCTGTCGTAAATCCTATATAACATATTTTAGAAGACAAACAACCATCGCCTAATAACGCCCCTAATACATAAGGAGGAATAGTGTTACCTTGTACCCAATTACCACGTGTAAATTGTACGGGTTCGCAATTTGGCGTATATAAGCTTTTCGGTTGCCCTTTTTCCAAGAAGTCTATTATCATTTTTGTATCCCATATAGACCATAAATCTTCATAGTTTTCCCCACGTAACAAATAACGTTTAGGACTGGAGTTTGACACCCTTATTTTCCAAAGATGTTCAAGTCCGCATTCTACAGTTCTGCCATCTTTGAAAGATATTTCATAGTTTGTCTTTTGCCCATGCTCAAAAATTTGTATTACTTTTTGCATTACCCCATTCTTTCCAGAAATAATATCGCCTACTTTAAGGTCTCCCATTTTACGGATTCCAAATGGTGTAACTATCTCAGCATCATACGGCTGCATCTTTCCTGCATTCAAGTTACCTCCTCCCACAACAACATCTACGTTTGTTCTAACGAAATTATCTTGAAAGCCTTCGTGTGGTTTGTATATATTCATATCTTAATACTGTTTACTGTACAAATATACGAATAATAATCTAAAGATAAAGAGATAAAGCAGTTAACTACTTCCACATGGAAAATATATTAGTTAAAAAATGTTGTGTACATTGATGCAAATGGTTACTTTTACCATATTATTAATAAAAATCATTAAAACACATGAATTTTACTTCACAACAACTTAAGGAAGCACTTCTTAAGAGTTTGCCAGAGGATAGAAGAAAACTGTTGTCTGAACGAACTATCAATGAAAATGTAGAGTCCCTATATTCTCTAGTTAAAGAAGAAACGACTTTGGAAGATTTTGTTTCTAAAACAAAAAACAACTTCAATAGTTTTGCAGGACAAATCCTACAACTTAACCGAGATAATGCCTTGGCAATAGATAAAGCTAAAGAAGATGCTAAAAAAAATCTAGAAACAAACAAACCAGAACCTATGAAAACAGAACCTAACGCGCCTCAAAGCAAAGACCCAATTGTACTTGCATTACAAAAACAGATAGCAGAAATGGAAAAAGCTAGTAATGCTATTCTTGAAAAAATGTCAATGCAAGAAACAATGTCTTTAGTAGAGAGCAAAAAAGCAAGTTTTAGAAAGAGACTAGAAGATGCAAAAATCAATAAAGACATTATTGACAGTATCTTACCTCTTGTTACAGCAAGCATCAATAAAGATACAAACATAGATGAATTGTATTCTACAACAGAACCTATGTTGAATAAATTTATTGCTAAAGGGGATTCATCAATAGGAGCGTCTTCTAAAACGTTTAAAGAAATTCCCAAGGAAGATGTAGTTAAAGCTATGAAGCAAGCTACTTCTCCAACTTGTAACGATTTTTAAAATTAAAAAATAAAACAAAATGAATGAAAATTTTTTAAATGTCAATATTAACAGAACACGTCGTTCGGGAAAGTTTCAACTCGGTGGAAGTCGAGACCACGCATTCCTATCTGACGTTGATTCTTTTAAACAAGGCATCCCATATGGTGGTACACTTAGATATGCACCATGGGCGGGAGGTCGCATCCTTAAAGGCGATTTTGGTTTCTATGATGTTGATACCGCACGTATTGACCATTTGGAACAATTTGTAATTATGTCTGATTATACTGCATTAGATACATCTATTTATGTAGCAAAAACAGACGCAACACATACCCCTTTTGTTGGTTATGTTCTGACCATTGAGCCAGATAGTACAAATACAGAAGGCACAGGTAAAGTGGCAACAGTTACCGCTGTTGAATCTACAATTGCAAGTGTTAATGGCAAAACAGAAGATGTATATAAACTTACTGTAACAGGTGATTTAGAAGATTGTAGTGCTGGTGTCGTATTAGTACGTGCAGATGGCACAACTAAGAAACCATTAATTACAGAAGTTAATGTTATTTTCAATGCCCCTCATAATAGTATTGGAGATTATTCATCTACAGATTTTGATATGGGTTCTGTTTCTGCATCTATTGCACCACTTATGCATTGTCAAGTATATCGCAAATGGGTAACTGTACCTAAAATTGCAGAGAAACTTAACAAATGTAACATATCAACAATTTTTGAACTATAAAAATAAATAAATCATGGATGAACAAATAAAATCAAGATTTGACATACTTAAAGACATCATGTATCAAACAGGTGGAGCTCCCGAAATTCCATACGATACAGTCATTACTGACTTGTATAATGATATGTGGTATAACAAGTATTTCACTCTTACACCAGAAACACTTAATACACAAAGTGATGGTACTTCTGCTTTCACAATAAAAGAAGCACCTATTAATAGACCACGACACATGGAAGGTCGTGCACAATGGACTCAAGCAGAAGGCTATGACCAAAAAGACGGAGAGATGCAATTTGATTCTCTTGGAGACTTTGGTTCTGGCTTTAAGATAACACAGAAAGATTTGCGTTATGACGAAGCAGTTCTTAAGCGTTATCAAGATAGTGATGCTTTGTATCTTATGGGTAAAACTATGAATACTGTAGCTGAACACGCTCGAGGAGCTTTTTCAACTCTATCTATCATGGCTTCTGAAAAAATGCAATATGGTAAGTATTTGATTACGGGTAAACGTGGATTAGACGTTCCATCTCTTCAACAGCTACCATCTACAGCATTTAGGAAAGTCGGTACGACTGCTTGGAGCGACCCTTCTGCACTTATCATATCTGATATGATTGCTATTGAAGAGAAATTTAGAGAAGAAGTTGGTAATATTGATTTCAACCTATCATGGAAAATGAGTAAAAAGGTTATTCCTTTGATGCTAAAAAATGATGAGGTTAAATCACAACTTAGCAATCTACTTACAATTGATTCGGGTGGTAATATACAACAAGTAAAACAGAATCTTACCAAAGATATATTGATGCGTTGGTTCGCCGCTAATACTTCTTTGATTAGTCCTATTGAGTTTGTTGATATTAAACAAGAATATATTGGTGATACCCAATTGGTAGGTCAAACGCTAACAGAAACGTATGACCCTATTGAGACATGGGATGCTTCTCTTGTTGTGCTTTCTTACAATGGTTCACAAGGTAATTTCTATAAAGGTAAATCAGAAGAGTTGATTGGACTTCCAGATACTATCAATGTAACACCTATGCTTAATGGATTGATTAATATCCGTACTCAAGCTAAGAATGAGACTTACGTTCCAGAGATGCATACTCAACTTATGATGTCCGCAGGTGCTGCTTTAACGCATTGGAATCAACATTGGGTTATGGATATTACATCCACAAGTACAAGTGAAGATTTATACGCACAACGTGTTCCTACGTTCCCTCA